AACATCGAAGAAGAGAACACGAGCTACAAGACGGACACGCTACAGCCGCACAGCGTCCGCATCTGCCAGGAAGTGCAGCGCAAGCTAGTCGGATTGGATGAGCCGGACGTGGTAGCCAAGCACGACTTCTCGATGATTCTGGAAGCGAACCACGAAGCCAAGACGAAGGCGCGGTTCAACGAGTTCCAGATGGGCATGTACAGCCCGAACGACTTGCTCAAGATGGAAAACCGGATGCCAGTCGTAGCGCCTGGAATGGACGACCGATACATCCTTGCGAACCTAGTCCCGGTGGGGCAGGTGCGGCAAGCGACAGCAGCGCAAGCAGGGGCCGCGAATACTCAGCCGATGCAGACAGACCAGCCGCAAGACACAGAAGACCAGACCAAATCATTCGACCAGCCCTTCATCGAGCTATTCGCAGACCATTTCCGCAAGTTTATCCGCGTCGAAGAAGACAACGCCTTCCGCAACAAGAAGAAAAGCGAACGCGCCCTGAGCCATTGGGTTACGGACTTCTACCCAAGGCACCGTGAGCACGTTGCGGTGAGCATCCAAGCAAGCGTGTCTGCATACATCGCGGCGCTACAGCGCAAAGACAACGCCGCCGCAGTATCCAAGCAGATCGCCTCGGATTACATCAACGCCTCGCGCGACCGAATTACGAATGGCTGCGCGGGCCACCAGACCATGACAGCCGCAGATTTCGCGGCGTATTGGGGCCAAGCCGCAGCCCTGAAATGCAAAGGGGAAGCTAATGGCTCGGCTTGAGAACGCGCCGCCGTTCCGGTTCGCGCACGAAGCGCCACTGGGCGAGATGCGCGAAGTTAGCGCACAAGATGACGACCTGCGCGAAATCAACAAGTACGCGATCAAGCCGCAGACGCGAGACGATGTTGCAATCTTCCGGCTTGACCTTGTGAACAACAAGGTGGACAGACACTACTCGCGCTTCCCTGAACGTGAACTACAACGCATTAGCACCATGATTAAGGGCAAGCCCCTCATGGAGCTACACCAGACCAGCACGCGCCAGCCGCGCGGATTGTTTTTCCGCTCGCAGGTGGTTATCGCTGGGCAGCGTGCGTCCGGTGGCGATCCGACAATCAGCGTTCGGCCTGATGTCTACATCCCGCGCATTTTCAGTAACCGCGACTTTATCGAGAACATCAACGCGGGCGTGTATCGCGGAACATCCATCGGCTTCCAGTTCGACTACCCGGAATGCTCGGTATGCGGCCAAGACATGCGAACCTGCGCCCACATGCCTGGCTCCGAGTACGAGGTGGAGAAATCCGCAGGCAAGAAGTCGCGCGAGACCTGTCACTACGTCATGCACGATGTTAGCGATGTGTTTGAAGGCTCCATCGTGCCGGTGCCATCACAGCGCACAGAGGTTGTCGAGGCCCGCGCGTTTGTCGGCCTAGATGTTCCTACCTTCGACAAGGCGCTACAGGCCGCGCGTGATGCTTACCGCGCACCGATTGAAATCCAGTCGCCGGAAAAACGGCAGGCGGAAATCGATCTGCTCGCTGAATACAGCCCGCTCTTTGCACAACTGCGAGCTATTCAGCGCGAAACATCTAACTAACCCGCTTGCTTCGCTTGCGGATTCGGGCCTCCGGCCCACACATGGACGGCACGCGCCGTTACTAAAACAGAAGAGGCACTAACTGTGCCAACACTCCAAGGAAATCCAATGAAGGACATTGATGATCTCAAGAGTGATGCTGACTACGCGCTTCGGCAGGCGAAGTCGATCATTGACCTGTACCTGAAAGAAGAGCGCACGCCTACCGACGAGGAAATCAAGCAGGTGCGCGAGCACCAGGCGGAAGCCGCGCGTATTATGAAAGAAGTCGAGACGATCCGCGAGGCGCAGCGCCTTGCTGACGAAGTGACGGCGCAGCACAACAATTTCCGTAAGCCACAGGCGCGGCAGGTTCCGCCGATGCAGCCGGAAAACGACGACGCGCATAGCGTCTCTGGCAAGCGCATGGAAATCGGCAGCGTCCCGCGCAACCTGATGTGCTTCAAGGACGCGGGTGAAGGCTCTGCGAAGGCGGCAGAGGACGGGTTCAAGTTCGCCTGCTACCTCGCTGACCGTTTCTGGAAGGCTCCATGGGCCAAGCGGCGCATGAAGGAAATCCTCCAGAACGACAGCCGCGCGCAGGCGGAATCCAGCAACTCGTCGGGCGGCGCACTGGTTCCCGGCCAGTATGCGAACTACATCATCCGTCTGGTCGAAGAGTACGGCGTGTGGCTTAAAGAGTCCTTCGTCGTCCCGATGACCTCGGATCATATGATCATCCCGCGCAGGGTGTCTGGTCTGACCACGTACAACGTGGGCGAAAACACGGCGATCACCGAATCATCCGCCGCGTTCGACAACGTGACGCTGACCGCCAAGAAACTCGGCGTGCTGGCGACGTACTCCAGCGAGTTGTCGGAAGACGCTGCGCTTTCTGTGGTTGACCTGCTCACGAACGAAATGGCGCTCGCTGCGGCCTCGAAGATTGATGAGGTCGGCTTCTCTGGCGACGGCAGCAACAGCGACTTCGGCATCCAGGGCTTGCTCGGCAAGGTCGAGGCACTTACTTCGTCCTACTGGGCGCAGTACCGCCTCGTCCCGATCAACACCTTCGGGGAATTCACCTCCGCGTCGCTGGGAACGTTGCAGTCGCGCGTCGCTGAGTTTGCGAAGCCGAACGGCAAGTTCTATGGCTCGCCGCAGGCCATCGAAACCGGAATCGGCGGCGTCTTGCAGGGCATGGGCGGCGTCACGATTGCCGAGGCGTCCGGGTCGATCCCGATGCGCTTCAACGGCTACCCGTGCGTGAAGTCTCACTACCTGCGCGAAGAGTCGAGCGGTTCTGTCAGCGATGACCTTGCGATGATCTTCTTTGGCGATCTGCGCAAGGCTTCCACGACCGGTATCCGTCGCCAGTTCGAGATCGCGGAATCCCGCGACCGCTACTTCCTCGAAGACCAGATCGCGCTTCGCGGCACGCTGCGCTTCGACATCAACATCCACGACCTCGGCGGGTTGTCGGCAACGGGCCACACGACCAAGGGGCCGATTGCTGCCTTGCTCGCTGACGCGGCCTAACCCAGAGAGGACAACTGAACAATGATTGACATCCAGAACACTAAAGTCGTCCGCCTTTACCCGCGCTCGGTTGCGACGAACGCGACCGCGAGCGTGACGTGTGACTGCCTCGGCTTTAATCACGCGCTGGTTATCGTAAACGGCGGCGTGGCGTCCAGCAACATGACCACGCTTACGCTGTCGGACGGCGAAGCCTCCAACTCGTTCACGGCGATCTCGACCTTTACGGGCGGGACGGCGACCAGCACGAGCGTCGGCTTTGTCATCCCGACTGCGGACACCACGAACGGCGTCTCGGTCGAGATGTCCGTCGATCTCAAGAAGCGCGGTCGCTACCTCAAGTTGTCGTGCGAAAACACGTCCGTCGCGCACGTCATTGGTGCCGAGATCATCCTGTCTCGCGCCGCAATCGCGCCGGATGACACGACCGAACGCAACGTCAACGTATACGTTGCCGGGTAATCACCTGTAACGGGCTTCGGCCCGCTTACATAGGGCGGGGATTGGTGCGGCACCAGTCCCCGCCCGCCGCAAAAATCTTTATGCCGCAGCCGCAACAAAACAAAGGAATGCCGCCGAATGCCGCTCGCCGCAGAAGTGAAGCCAGAATACGACCCGATCACCTCGTCCGACGCCAAAGCAATCCGCCTAAACCTCGGCGCGGGCACCGATCCTGAAGGCAATCTTCTTGAGATTCCCGGTTACACGCCGATTGACCGGAAGCTAGGAACCGAAGTCTACCCGCTGGCCGGTTACGAAGACGGCACGGTTGACGAAATCCGCGCCTCGCACGTCCTCGAGCATTTCGCACAGAACGAAGTAGCGAACGTTCTCCAGCACTGGGTAGACAAACTGAAACCCGGTGGCATCGTGCGCGTGGCTGTGCCGGATATGGCGCGGATTTTCTGGGCCTACCAGCAGAACGAGGAAGTGCCGATCCTGTCTTTCATTTATGGCGGGCAGACGGACAGCAACGATTTTCACAAGTGCGGATTTGACGGAACGCTTCTGCGGACGCTGTTTTCGCAATGCGGACTTGAAGACATCCGCACATGGGAAAGCGAGGCGGACGACTGCGCCAAGAAGCTCGGCGCGTTCTCGCTGAACCTGATGGGCCGCAAGCCGGTCGCGGCAGACATAAAAGATTTGAAGAACGTCGGCGGCATCCTCGCCGCCCCTCGCACCTCGTATACGATGCATGTCTGGTGTACGCAGCGGGCGATGGCGCAACTCCCCGGAATGGAGTGCAACATCATTCAGGGGTGCTTCTGGCATCAACAACTCTGCGAGGGTATGCAGAAGTGGGTTGACGCTGGCAAAGAATTTGTCCTTACCTTCGATTACGACACGGTATT